GTCTTTATGGTAGTTGTTCTTAGTTCTGGATATGAGTTTCTAACGACTACAAACCTACTATACTTGATGCCATCTCTTGGTGAGGGGACTTGACTAACTGCTTTCAACATAATCTCGGCAGCACAAGCGTATGACTTGCCACTACCTACAGGTCCCATGATACCTCGTACAAATGATTTATCTTGCAAGAACTTCCACACCATGGGTGAGGTGGAAAAGTCTAACTTCAAGTTTGTTATTGCATCACTCATACTCTGTTACATACCTTATGATACTATCTATCTTATCTTGTGCTGCAGTCTGTTTCCGTAACAACAAGCCTCTTACCCTTGACAAAGGCAGACCATTGTTACTCGCTACCAGTTGCAGACTTATCTTTTTGTTCAGCATCTCCTTCTGAACTATCTGTATCTCTGGTAACTCCATCTTTCTTAATTTCATTTACTGGTTCCACATCTATTATCTGGTCAGGTCCGTGCATTACTATACCAACTACAGAAGGCTTGTCCATATCATCTTGTTTATCCAACATACCAGTAGCTCTAGCTAGTGTGCGTAGTACAGATACTTTATCATGCAACTCCACTTCTAACTGAGGACCTTCCTTGGTCGGTGTCATCTTTATCTTCTTGATTGCTTTGATTGCTCTATCAGATATCTCTTCAGGTGTTTTGACGGAAACATATCCAGACGAGTCCCAGTTTACTATCTCATCTATACTTGCTGTAGCAATGTCCACTAACTCTTGCGCTACTGCATCTTTGCTATGATCTATTATCTCAGACTTCTGGATACGTTTCTGTACTATACGAACACCACCAAACCTATCTAGGGGTGGCTTGACCACTCTTTTTTTAGAAAGGGATCTCGTCATCTAGTCCCTCGTTCTTCATTGTGGGCGCTTGGCTGTTACCCCATGCCCTAAAGAAACCTACAAGGTCTCCCTTGTTATACTTAGATGCGTCATCTACCTTTTGGTATATCTTGATATCAATAGATCCTGATATCGGTTCTCTGGTTTTAGTATCTTCATTCCAGTTAGAACCCTCCCATACCTCAATGATATAGTCGCCTTCTTTCATATTGATTGGTTTCATTAGTTTGTAGTTACGATTACTGTGTGTAGGTCCACTCATGTTATTTCCTTTCTTAATATATATGAGATATAATATAAACTATTTATGAAAATATTGCAAAAAAATTGTGTGATACCCCCATACGTATAGGCGACGGGGCACCCCTCCAAGGGTACATTTTTATTTATTTATTTATTCGCCACGCCTACGGAAAAATGTTCAGTACACTGACTATCTCACCATTTTATTTTGTGCGTGGCTCCGAATTTATTTATTAGGTTGCCAAGTTGGTCCCTCTTAGTCTTTGGTCCAGAGTCAGGCGTGAATACTTTATCGAAGTAGGTGATGCGCTTTATACTATCCTTGCCATTAGCCTTGCGCCATTCTAATGTAGATCTGATTCGCTTAGTAATATATTCTTTAGAGTGTCCATAGCTTAACCATCTACTCACTATATCTTCATCCTCTAACTTCCAGATAATGATATGACCATAAGTCTCCTCAAGTATTTTCTTAAATTCATTTATTACTTTTTTACTTAATACTATATAATCTCTATTAGTATCTCTATTACTTAGTCGCTCTGAGGGAATATTAGGTATTCTATTAGAGGGAATATTGCCTGACTTATCCACAATATGAGCTAAGTTATTAACATCCTGTTTATCTATTTCCTCAAGATCTTTGGTATTTTGGATGGCTCTTGCATCATCCTCAGTAATAGATGGATCAAATACCATGAAGTAGGCATTGCTACGATAAGAGAGCGCCTTGTTAAATTTCTTAGTAGCATATCTAATATAACCATATTCTATTAATAGCTTGATATGTTTAGATACCGTTGATTGCGTTATGTTAAGATCCTTGGCAATAGTCTTTTGATTAGGGAAAGCGTATCCCATTTTATTACAGTAATTAGCAATAGCTAATAAACATAATAATGTTTTTGGTCTGTGTTGTAATCTGGTATCATGAACGCAACGCTGAGGGACTATGCAAAATGTCCCCCTTGCGTTTTCAGTACCATAGCTATCTTTATTTTTTACCATTGGTAAACATACTAAAATCTATATCACCAACTGTAGTAGTGCCCTCTTCACTCAAAAACTCTCTGAGCCATGTAGCATATTTAATTAGCTTTTCTACATCCTCTCTCTTAGCTCTCCTGATAGATCCACCCTTAGCGCCATATCTACAGATATACTTCATTATATTACCTCTGCAATATCCCTCAAAGTCATCACCAATCTGTGACCTGATCGCTTGGATAGTCTCAATCTTTTTACTAGTATAATATTCTGGGTTTATCTTATCGCTCATTGGCTCTTGCTCCTGTAATTAACTGATCTATTTTCTGATCCTCAATAGTGCCTTGATGGATTCTATTCGCTAGTCCAGAGCGTATACAAGATATTACTAATCCTGATATAGTAGTGCGCTCTTTACTAGCTCTCTCTCTCAATATTTGTTTGAGATCGCTTGGTATTTTCATATAAAACGGCTCTAAATTCATATTTTTTTTTCCTTATATTTCAATGGTTTATATAGTTATACATATTTTTTTTACGAATAGGTATTGACACATAAATATATCAGGTATATAAATATATGCAAGAGTACATAACTAGAACTCTTAATACTTTAACTAACTAGGAGACTACAATGAAAGCTAACGATTTATATCAACAAATTACTAACCAAGTCCTTGATCTAATGGATAAGCATGGTACTGACTGGGTAAAACCATGGTCATCTAAAAGCATGAACCATAACAAGTTTAGTAAAACTCTGTACTCAGGATTCAACAACTTAGCTACTGCTTACTCAGCAATGAAAAATGGTTTTGAGTCTACTGAATGGGGAACCTATAAACAATGGACTCAGAACGGGTATAGCCTTAAAGGTGCCAAGGGTACTGCGATTATATTCTTTACCATGGTAGAGCGTGAGGTAGATGGTGATACTGAGAGATTCCCATTAGCAAAGACTTATTACATATTCAACGGCGATCAAGTAGTAGGTTATGAGCCTGAGCCAGTAGAGATAACTGAGGAATTTACAGTAGAGAGAATGGATCATATCGTATCTAATTCCAAGGTTAATCTGACTCATGGTGGAGGTACTGCTTGTTATATACCATCAACTGACTCTATCAGGATGCCTAACAAGTCAGACTTTACAGGTACTGATACTTCAGATTCTCAAGAGTGTTATTACTCAACTCTACTTCATGAGCTAGGTCATTGGACTGGTCATAAGGATAGACTTAACAGGAATCTAAACAATAGATTCGGCAACCAAGCCTATGCTTTTGAGGAGCTAGTAGCTGAGCTAAGCGCAGTATTCTCTTGCGCTAGGCTAGGTATTACACTAGAGCCAAGAGTAGACAATGCCAAGTATCTTAATGGATGGAAGTCCATGCTAAGAGATGATGCTAAAGCTATACAAAAAGCGTGTGCTTTAGCTCAGAAAGCTACTGATTATATTTTACAATACGATCAAGTAAAAGATAAAAAGGTAGCTTAATTTCAACCGAGGGACTTCGGTCCCTCACATAACCAAGGAGGGCATGATGCCAAAATTTGATATTTATTTAACTGAAACAATAGAGCATAGAATTACTGTTGATGCACCTAGTCAAGAGTGGTTAGATGACAATGGTTTTGTAGATGGTATGGACTATCCTATTACTAAGGAGCTAGGAGCCTTATTAGATACAAGACCTATGGATCACACTCCAAGCGCACGTCATGATAAGTTATCAGATCATGAGGTGCTTAGTCATCAAGAGATCTTAGACTATGTTGTTAAGGTTGAGGATGATAGGGTATAAAGTAAAAGCTACTTCTTACAGTAGCACCAAGCCTTATATACTGGGTATTCACTACGCTAAGAGGATGCCCAGTATATCCTATTCTTATGGACTATTTAAGGATGATATCATGGTGGGTATAGTATGTTATGGATCTCCACCATCTCAATCATTATGCAAGGGAATATGTGGACCAGAATACAAGGATAAAATATTAGAATTAAATAGGTTATGTTTAAAAAATAATCTAAAGAATGAATCAAGTTATCTGGTAGCTCAGAGTCTTAAGCTATTGCCTAAGCCTAGGGTTATAGTATCTTACGCAGACACAAGTCAGAACCATATAGGATACATATACCAAGCTACTAACTTTATATATACAGGACTATCAGATAAGAGGACTGAATGGAGAATGAAGGGTAGTGATCTACATAGTAAAACAATATGCGAGAAGTACACACTACAAGAGAGAAAAGATAACGATATGTTTTATGTTACTGATAGACCAAGAAAGCATAGATACATATACATAATAGGGAACAAGAAGTTTATTAAACAAGCTAAGAAGGATCTCAGGTATCCTGTTAGCGATTATCCAAAGGGAGTAATTAGTAATGAAAAGTAAATTAGATTGGCTAGGAATACTAGCTTTAATTGGTAGCGCTATAACATTATTTTTGTTTAACGTAGCCTTTATTTCATTACTGTTCTTTTTTTTATAGAACAGTATTGACAACCATGTATATCCATGATATATATAATACAACTTTAACTAATAATAACGAGGTAAAAAATGACACAATTATATGACGAATACGAACAAGGAGAATTGTTCATAGAGATCGCTGAGGGTTATGTCCCTGAGTGTGAAGTATTTGAGGAGCTTACAGATGTAATGGCACCTTACAATTACTTAGTAAAAGAACAAGCTATGCCTAGAGAATCAATGTTTACTGTAGACGAATTTAGGCAAGAGCTACTCTACAATCTATTCAATGAATACTGGGGACAATGGACTGACTCCTATAGCGATCACATTGTTTGGGGTAAAGGCAATGCCTGAGACATACAACGATAGAGCCAAGCGCATTGCTGAATTGCATAAGCTAGAACTCTTAAAGAACAGTATCCAATTAGGATTAGATATAGATACTAACCTGATCGAATGGGTGGTACCCCACGCAGAACAATGCACGATCCAATGGCTGAGTGGTAGCAATCTCATAGTCCAAACATGGGAGGCTGAGCTAAGGAAACAAGGCATAATTACAGTAGATGATTTCTATAGAAGGGAAGGTTTAGAATGACACAGCCAAGAGAGTATATATCTAAGTTTGAGGCTGAGCACAGCAGAAGATTGATAGACGATATCATGAGTTTATTTCTAGGTCCTGATGAAGTAGGACCTAAAGCTACTCTCTTAAAGAATATCTTATCAGATTATGTAGATATGCTTGACCTTAAAATAAACCCTGATGAGCTTGATAAACATAATGCCATTATCCTACAGTCCTTAATGGATTGTGTTGCAATGCTAAAAGTAATTCATAAAGAAAGAGAGGAAATAAATGACTGATAAAAAAACAAAAACAATATACGAAAAGATCCTAAGCGTACAGGAAGAAATAGGAAACATTGCCAAGGGCGATTCAGAAGGAGCGACTGGGTTAATGTATGATCCTATAGTACATTGGGAGGTTACAAGGTTAGTAAAAGAATGTGCTACTAAACACAAACTTGTACTACTACCTTACGTTAAGTCTCACGAACAAGAAGGTAATAATACTTGGGTTACTGTAGCTATCCAGATTGTTGATACAGAGAGTGGAGACAACATAGTGATAGGAGATTATGTAGGTCAAGGTAGAGACAGTCAAGACAAAGGTTCTGGTAAAGCTACGAGCTACGCAATCAAGACTGCATATCTAAAAATATTTATGATAACAACTCCTGATGATACTGAGACTGAGAACGAACAGTTAGCTACAACTGATACAATGACAGAGCTCTTAGATAAATATGATTATCATTTAAAAACTCCTGTTGAGTGTAGCAAGTTTATGCAGAATCACGCAGAGGATATAGCTAACTTTAAAGAAGATCTTAAGAGCGCCAAGTCTTACGCTAAGAGAAATAAAAAGCAGATACCAGAGCAGATGGAGAACGCTTACAATAGACTATGTGAGGTTACTCTACAGGCTAACAAGTCAGAGGCTCAGGATGTATAATCTAAATGGTATACAAAAATGGATAGACTTAGAGTGTGGTTTTCAGCCACACCTAAGCGCCAGTAATATAAACTTGTTTAAGAATAACTTATCAATGTGGATACTGAGATATGGATACGACAAGTTAACTTACTCTTCACCATCCATGGATAGGGGTACTGCTTGTGAGCTTGGTATCGTTAGCGCATTGACTGAGAAGTTGACGCTGAAACAGGCAACGAATCAGGCTATAGAATATTACAACGATCAAGTGCATACTGACCATGATGACCATGTAAAACAAGTGGCATACATAGAACCCATAATCAAGAACGCTTACGATACTTTAGTAGAGTTTGGTATACCTGAGTTTGATGAAGGCGATAGGCAACAAAAGGTAGAGTTTGAATTGGTAGACCATGAACAAAACTGGGTAGCTGATATCATAGGATACTTGGATCTTGTCTATCCAGATAAGGGATTGGTTGTAGATATCAAGACTACTCTCAGGACTCCACCTGTTATGAGTTGGAGCCACCAGTTACAGAGAGCTATATACCAGACTGGTAAGGATAACTATAGCGTAAAGTTTTTATATGTTACACCAAAGGCTAGTACATTCAGAGAGGATGGAGATAAATCTGTACTTGAACAAGCCAAGGTATATGTAAACAAAATGAATTACTTTTGTTATACGCTATCACCTAGTCAAGCCAAGAGATGTATCCCATTACAGGATGACTTTTACTTCAATGGGCACCAAGATCTTAAGGAGTTTTACAATGGACATTGAGACCATGTATAAGCATCAGGAGATGTATGAAAAGCTATCAGATAAGATACTGAATCAGACTACTGCATCAGGTATCATGGAGACATGGGATCAAAATAAGTTTGATATCAATTACCTGAAGTCAATGGATAGCATGAGGTACAGTACGCTCACGAAAATCTACCAAAAAAATTTACAATATTATAAGGAGAAAGAAAATGTTAGACACGCAAGGAATAACGAGAAAACAAAAAGAGATCTATAACTACATAGTACACTACATAAAACAAAACAAGCTGAGTCCTACAGTCAGAGAGATTGCTGTAACTCACAAGACTCAAGTCAGCAACGCTAAGAGATACTTAGATATACTTGAGGCAAGTGGTCATATCATAAGACAGCCAATGAAGGCGAGGGGTATCAAGTTACCACCCCACATATCAAGACCTATATGTTATCTTGCTAGTCCTTACAGTCTGGGTGGTGATAGCTCAGAGGAAGAGAAGGCTGAGAGATTCAGGCAAGTTACGAGACAAGCATCAGAACTATTCTCACAAGGTATAAATGTTTATAGTCCCATCACACATCACCATACAATATCAATCTATGGTAGGGGAAAGTTAACAGAGGATCTAACTACAGATGAGTGGATGGAGTTTGATCTAGCTTTCTTGCAATGTAGCACTAAGTTGTGTGTCCTGTGTTTAGATAAATGGCAAGAGTCAAGTGGTGTCAAGAGAGAGATCCAACACGCCCAAGACATGGGCATAGAGATAGAGTACATTGATCCATCACCATTCGTAATACATGGAGAGGACTTAGTTATCTAAACTACTTGTCCTATCCAGTCCCCCTTGTTGTTCAACACCATGGGCAACAAGCGTGGGGTTCCATCAATAATAATTCCACATCCCAGAATAAATCTAGTTGCAAAGTTTTTAGCATAACCAAAAGCTAGAGACTTCTGGTTTATCAAACATCCTACTTGCATACCAAAGTATAACTTATCTGGATTCGCCCAGTACCCTATGCTGAATTTAGTATGATAGTGTCCTTGAACTGTAGACATACCCATTGCCTGAGATACCTTGAGCACATCAGCAGATCTGCCATGGGTAAAGAAGATTCTATCACTATTACAGGTGAGGGTTATATCGTCTACCCATTTCCATTTCTTTGTCCCTAAGAACTCAGAGTATGGGCGCAAGAACTCTCTTGACATACCATACTTGATTGCTCTGCGATACACCAGAGAACTATGGTTACTGTGTACCTCAGTTACATCTGGGAATATGGACTCCAACTCTCTAACATATTGACGAGCGATTGATAACTCATTGCCAGAGCTAGGCAAGTCAGGATCGTGGTCGTGCATAGAGATAGCATGGAAGTCTAGCAGATCTCCTATGTTGATAATGGTGTCAGGTTTAAATATCTTTTTTACTTCTTTAAGAAAAGAGAAAGAATCTTTGTGATGATAAGGAATATGTAGATCACTTATAACCAGTACGCATTTATTTGCCATAACATCCTCCTATGTTATACACAAATAATAACATGATTTGATGGGGGTTGACAAGGGGATATATCTGTGGTATTTATAAAAGCAGAGAAGGGGGAAATTTTATATCTCCTAGTTAATATTATAATTACTTTCTTTAGAACCCCCTTCTCTAATGTAATTCATAACTCATCATCTTATCATCATTAACAAGCGAGTCCCAGATCTCAACAAAAGAGACAGCATCTTCATAGGTGGGGAACCCTGAGCACACCACCTTACAACTGAAGGTGCCATCATCAGACTCCATGACCATGAATGTATATGGCATTTTATTTTCCGACATCTTTCATTGCCTTCTTGTGAGCCTCACCAAAGGTCATACCCTTTTCCATTAGACCTGTCATAACTCTCATATGCCTAGAGGTGTGGTGTT